TGGCGCGAAACCGTCAGCATTAACGTCGGCACTAATATCGGCACAGCGACGACGTTCAATACCCGCGTTACGCTCCTGCCGCGTTCGTATGAGTACATCCGTACATACTGGCCGGATGACACGCAGACCGGCACGCCCAAGTATTATGCTGATTATGACTATAACCACCTTATCTTTGTGCCAACGCCGTCAACGACGTTCCCGTATGAAATCAACTACTGGCAGCTTCCGCCGTTGCTGGACGACACTTCGCAGACGAACTGGCTGACGGAGTACGCACCCAACGCTCTACTCCACGGCACGTTGGTTGAGGCGTTTACGTACCTGAAGAACCCAGAACAATCCGCTGCTTGGTCCCAGGCTTATGACCGGGATATGTCGGGATTGAACAGCGAGGACTTGCAGAAGATTCTCGACCGCGCACAGAAAAGGAATACGGCGTGACCAGCTTTACACAAGTATTCGGCGGCGGAACGCTAGACCCGGCACAGCCTAGCTATAAGTCTTACACTGCCACTTCCAGCATTACGTCCGTATGGCCGATTGAAGCCTCGACCAGCCAGAATGTGGTGGCGGCGATTAACGACATCAGCTTCGGCACAACGACCAGCTTGACCTTCATACTGCCGCCAGCCAACCAAGTCTCTGTTGGCTACAACATGCTGTTCAACAACGTAGGCACCAGTGCCTTCACGGTGCTGGCCAACGGCGGCGGAACGATCCTGACCGCTACCTCCGGCGCGGCGTGGTCGGCATATGTGACCGACAACAGCACGGCTTCTGGCGCATATCGTGTTTATCAAGCCGGTGCGGGTACGTCCTCGGCTTCGGCTGGTACGTTGGCCGGACTTGGCATTAAGGCAATCACCACTACGCTGAATCAGGAATACCCTGCGTTCACTGTTGCCGTAAGCACCCTCATTACAGCGGCATATCGCGCCGCTACGGTCGTTTACACGGGCGGCTCTGGCACGTTTACGTTTGACCCTCTGGCCACGCTCACGACTGGCTGGTTTGTAAACCTTGTGAACCAGGGCACTGGTGCGCTTGTTGTTACGCCGCCAAGCGGGACCATTGATGGCGCTGCTACTAAGAACATGAACCCTGGCGATAGCTGCATTGTCACGACTAACGGTTCTAATATGTTCACCGTTGGTTTTGGACAAGATGCTGTTTATGCGTTTTCGTTTATTACAATCAACCTTGGCGTTGGTTTTAGCGGTAATTACACATTAAGCGGTTCAGAGCTTAATAAAACAGCCGTTCAATTTACCGGAACTCTTGCTGGCGCGGTTAACATCATCGTGCCATTCACAGCGCAGCAATACTGGGTTGATAACTCAACAACGGGCGGCACTGGCTTTGCGTTCCTCGTAAAGACATCAACACAATCCGGGGGCGCGGCTGTTACTAATGACGGCACTAGCCCAAGGCGCGAAATCTTGTACTGCAATGCGACTATTGTGGTGAACGCCGATACAACCGGCCTTAGCACGCCGCTTGCCATTGGTGACGGCGGCACTGGCGCGACAACGGCCAGCCAAGCATTAGCTAATCTTGGCGGTGTAAACGATCTTGGCGCTGTTTCTTACTCATTGATCTTTAGCTAATGGCCGATCTGGTTCCCCTAAAGATAGCTTCACAGGCAGGGTGCAAACGCGACGGCACTCTTCTGGAGGGGGACAACTATGTCGATACGCAGTGGTGCCGCTTTCAGTTGCGTAAGGGCTTACCGCGCAAGATGGGCGGCTATCGCCGTCTGACGGCTGAGTTATCTGGCATCTCTCGCGGCCTTAACGTCTTTAACAGCGACCTAGACACCTACAGCCACTCTGGCTGGTCTGATGGTTTAGAGCGTTTCTTGCTCGATCAGAACGGAAACGTGTCGTCCATTGCTGACAGAACGCCGGTAGGTTTTACGGCTGACGCAAAGAACCTTTGGCAGTTTGATACTTTGTATAGTGCGGCAGACGTAACCTCCGTTTTACTTGCTCATGCCGCGCCAAATTTAACTGACATTGCTGCAACTACATCCGCGCCGGTTTATTACGGAGACGTTCTAGGCACAGGCGCATTAGTAGCGACGACCTCACCTGATGTATCTGGTGGTGTGATGTCTCTTGGAGCTTTCGCTGTCAGCTTTGGAAATGATGGTGTTGTTAATTACACCTCAGACAGCACCCCTAACGATGTTACCGGAGTTTGGGAAAGCGTTAGGCCAACAGCTTCAAAGCTAGTGTATGGCCTCCCCGTTCGTGCCGGTGCTGGCAACGGCCCCTCCGGTTTGATCTGGGGCATTGATTCTCTTATCCGCATGACATACGTGGGCGGGACTGCAACATTCAACTTTGACAACATCACCTCTGCCTACAGCCTTCTGTCCTCGCAGTGCGTCATCGAGTATGACGGCATCTATTACTGGGCTGGCATAGATCACTTTCTTAGCTTTAACGGCGTTATTCAGGAAGTTGAAAACGGTATGAACCTTAACTGGTTCTACGACAACCTGAACTACGCTCAATCGCAGAAAGTGTTTGCCTTCAAGATTCCGCGTTGGGGCGAAATCTGGTGGTGTTATCCACGCGGCACCGCTACCGAATGTACCCATGCCGTGATCTATAACGTCCGGCTATCGCGCATTTTAGGATACGCGGTTTGGTACGACACCGAGCTTCCAAACGATGGCCGTTCTACCGGCCAGTTTGCGCGTGTGTTCCGTTCGCCGCTGATGACTGGGATTGTGGCCGACGCGACCACCCTTAAGTACAAACTTTGGCAGCATGAGTTTGGCACGGACGAAATTGACGGCAACGACATATTGGCCATCCAGTCGTACTTTGAAACCAACGCCATCTGGCCAGCCGAGATGCAGGGCAGCAGCAACCGGGGTCTGTACGTGGACTACTTTGAGCCTGACTTTGTGCAGTCTGGAGACATGACCGTCCAAGTCACCGGCTCGTATTCCAACGCCCGTGCAGCCCAGGTCACCAGCGACCCCGTATCGTTCCCCGCGACGGCTACCTCGGCGGAAGAGCAGGTTGTGTACATTCGTGAGCAGCGCCGTCAGATGCGGTTTAAGTTTGAAAGCAACGTCACTGGTGGCAACTACGAGATGGGCGACACGGTTGCCCAGGTCAGGCCAGCCGATGGCAGGATTACCTCGTAATGGGCACCCATGTCATATCCCCCCAGGGCTTGAACGCCGTGGAATGGACCGGGGCTATGGCCATGTATATGGACAAATTTGGCACTTTGCCGTCTATCCAAAGGCCGGAAGACTGGAAAATCTGGGGCGCTGCCGCGTTACTTTTATCGTCCTTAAATGGTATAGTTCTGCCAAATCCCTATGACTTTTCCGACTTTGAGACTTGGGCGCAACGCTTTGTAGAAATATTAGCGAGTCGATCATGACAATGGGTTTGGTACAGGCGGCAAGGCAGATTGAGGCGCAGGGGCGTGGGCCGGATACCAGCCTCGCGCACATCTCGCCCGACGAATCCGCCATGCTGGATTACATGCAGGGCGGTCGGCGCATGAACCCGGTCACGGGTCTGCCCGAGTACAGCTTGTTTGGGAAGATTTTGAAGACTGTTGCCAAGATCGGCGCGTCCACGGCTGGTTTTATGTACGGCGGTCCATTGGGTGCCGCAGCCGCCAGCGCGGCTGTCTCTAAGCTGACGGGCGACTCTTTGAAATCGGCGCTGACAACGGGCGCTATTTCGGGGTTAACGTCTGGGATTGGTAGTTATGCAAGCGGCGTTGGTAAGGGTGCTTCTGGGCTTAGTAGATTAGGTGAAGTAGCCACAACAAGCGGCAATACGATAGCTTCTAGAGCAGCAGATATGGCTATTATGCAGAAGGCTGTAGACGCTGGATCAGCCGCTGTTCCCTCTGCTGTAGTAGGTAGTGGTGCAGATTTAGTTACTACTAACGTAGGTCCAGGAATGTTTTCAGGGGCTGGCCCATCTTTAACCGCCGCAGCCCCCGCCGCCGCAACTGGACTTAGCGCCCTTGGATCAAACATCATGAACGCCGGTTATGGCGTCCTGGGTGCTGGCCTTGGCGCAGCAATTCCAACCAAAGGCACCCCCGCAACGCCCCTCCCGGCCCCTTACCAAGTGCCGTATGACCCAAACAATGTATTCTCTTGGATGAGAAGGCCGAGCCAACAGGTGGCTGCAAATCCTATGGATGTTTACCAAAACAACATGCCAAATGTGGGTATGTACGCCGATGGCGGTGACGTCGCCCCGGCTGGCATGGGTCTGCCCCAGTCTGCCGCCATGCCGCAACTTATGTCTGCCGCGCAGTTTGGCTATCTGAACGCCCGTACCGGCGGCAGGATTGCT